GAGGTGTCTAACGTTCGCGTAAATGGGTAACGGAGTATTGCGAAGCTGCAGGAAGTGAACCTTATGGTTACTACTAACAGCCTGAATGAGTTCGAACTCATCGCCGCCTTACTCCGTGACGTTCAAAACGCTCACGGTGAGGTGTTTAACACTACGGATCTCAAGCTTACACTTAATAAGTGTCGAGCCAGATACCGTGCCGAAGGATTGAGCTTTCTTACGAAAGTTCTACCTCGTCTGGGCAAGGCCTTTGATAAGGCTCTTGCAGGTTCATGCGCATTATCTGCCGTCGATATTGGATTAGAACCCAAGAAAGACAGTAAACTCCCGAAATTGTTTTGGGAGTTCATAAGTCGCGTGCTCCAGCCGGATGGGCTACTCCTTCAGTGCCCGTGCAGTTCTAGTGTCAAGGTTGTAAGGCAGCTCTGTTACTTGTTTTACAAGTATAAGCTACCCTACTCTGATGAACAGGAACATGCGGTCATCTCGTCGTTTGAGAAAACGGAGAGTGACCTTAATACTACCGATCAGGGTCTCCAAGAAATTGAAGACTCTGTGTTGGTTGGCTATAATACTCCTTCTGGATCTGCTGATAAGGCTGATCCAAGAGTTATTGTAGCTCGCGAAGCGAGGAGCTTGTTATACAAGCTTTTCTCTTCTTTTGACCCTATTGACATCGTCCCTCGTCACGGACCTGGAACCGTTGCTACCAAGCAGCGACTCTGGGGTAAGTTTCATTGGACGAATGTCTCAAGTCAAATCACTGATGTGTATCCTTTCGATGCGTATTTTTGCGCGTCCTTAGGCCATGTCGGCGATCGTTGGCAGACATTTTCGTCTGTCACTGAGACGAGCCACTCAGCCAAGGTTATCCTTGTGCCGAAAGACTCGCGCGGACCTAGGCTCATCTCTTGCGAACCCGTTGATTATCAATGGATTCAACAAGGGCTGGGTACAGCCATAGTTAAGCATGTGGAGAAACACTATCTCACCCGAGAATGTGTTCGCTTCACCGACCAAACGCCCAACCGTACCGTGGCCCTATTGGGGTCCATGGACGGAAAGTACTCTACCTTAGACCTCAATGAGGCCTCTGATAGGGTAAGTTTGCGTCTAGTTCGCCTCTTGTTTCCTCACACGGTATTACCGTATTTGGAGGCATGCAGGACTTCATCAACTGCCCTACCAGATGGAAGAGTTATTACCTTACGTAAGTTTGCGCCGATGGGAAGCTGTTTATGCTTCCCGACGCTCTCACTCGTCGTTTGGTCTCTTCTGTCTGCAGGGGCACAAGACACGTATACGAGAGATCGTATATATGTGTATGGAGATGATGTCATAGTCCCCACCGCTTACGCGGAGAACGCTATGATCATACTCGAGTCGTTTGGGTTGAAGATCAACCGCGACAAGAGCTGTACCAGTGGACTCTTTAGAGAGTCATGTGGCATGGACGCCTTCAAAGGTGTCGACGTCACTCCCGTTCGTTTACGAACGGTCTGGTCATCACTCCGCAGCCCTAGCGTTTATACGAGTTGGATTGCTTATGCAAATTCCTTCTACGATAAACGGTTGTACACGACTTACGATTATATCGTAGGGCATCTAACCCGTATTTACGGGCCGATACCGGGCGACGAGCTGGATATTCCAGCACCGAGCCTTCGTGAGACACCACCAGGTCAGACAGTCCGCCGTCGCTGGGATAAGAACTTGCAAAAGTTCCGATACCAATGTTAC